GAGAAGTTCTTCTGCATTTCCATTACTATCTTTCGAACTAACACAGCATCATCCCCTTTAAAGCACTTAGGAATATCCTCTACCGGAAGGTAGGAGACTTCACTAAAGAAGCCCCCGTCCTGTCCAAGCTTAACAGCAAACGATATGATGTTGGCTTCTTTCATTTGAAGATTACTCTTTCTTGTTTGCCTCGAAGCCCTGCCTTCATGTAAGAAGTAGCACGGCCCTCGAAGAAGTTCTGATGCTCTACACCTAACACATCATCTAGCCAGTTTAAAGGGCATTCCTTAATGTCATAGTTAGGCTTTAGTCCTAGCTGAAGTAATCTTCTATCAGCAATATACTCTACATACTTACGCATCTCTTCTCGCGTTAAGCCCTGTATATCACCCATCTCAAAGACAAGATCAAGAAACTTCTGCTCAAGGTTAACCATGTCCCTACAGGCTTGATAGATCTCAGCCTTAAAGTCATCAGTCCACAGCTCCTTGTTCTCCTGTATAAACTCTCTAAAGAGCTTTGTCATTGCTTCAACGTGCAGTGACTCGTCCTTAATGCTATAGCTTACAATCTGCCCCATGCCTTTCATCTTACCAAAGCGCGGGAAGTTAAGAAGGATAACGAAGCTAGAGAATAACTGTAGCCCTTCTGTAAAGGCACTGTAGACTGCAAGGTTTTTAGCAATAGAACCCTTGTCGCCTTTAGAGATCTTAAGGTCATTAATGTAGTGGTGCTTGTCTGCCATCTCTTCATATTCAGAAAAGGCTTTGTACTCTCGCTCAGGCATTCCAACCGTATCGAGCAGTAAGCTGTAAGCATGTTGATGGATTGACTCCATGTTAGCAAAAGAACCCATCATCATTCGAGCCTCAGGCTTCTTGAAGATCCTCATGTACCTGTCAATGTACCCTGCCCCTACATCTACATCAGACTGAGTAAACAATCTAAAGATCTGGATAAGCAGATTACGCTCAGTGTCCTTCATGTCCTGCCAATCTTTAACGTCATTATGTAACGGCACATCTTCAGGGAACCAATGCATTTGATTCTGCTGCACATAGTAATCAAACATCCAAGGATGATCGAATGGTTTGTAGTAGTCTCTAGTAGCTAGTAAGCTCACGGCATATCCCCTTCTTTTATAAATACACCTAGCTCGTTCATGTAGCCTTTACGATCTTTAATGTCATCGTAAGCTTGAGCTAAGCACTCTTCTAATGTTGTGTTATTCATCAATGCTAATGTATTAAGTACGACAATACAATCACCAATATCATCTTTTACACAGCGGCCTTTTACTACGTTATCTGCAAGCTCTCCGATCTCAGAGACTAGCTTTCCTAACTGTACTACTGCCGTGGAGTTACTTACTATCTTTCTTTCCCTGCTCCACTGGCTTACTAGGCTTATCAGTTGCTCCATCTTTCTTGTCCTTTTTAAATATTAAATCCCAGTTACTTTCAAACTGTTTCTTATCTGTTAACAAAGGTCTACGACCACTGCCTTTACCACTCATGTGTTAGCCCTCACAACTCAAGCATTCGGTATCAGATAGGTTAATTCTAGGGATCTTTACATTAACATTCTCAACAGTACGCGCTGCTTCTGATCTTAAGTAATACATTGATTTAAGCTTTGTAGCACCCGCCCAATGTACATCATTAACATACTGTAAGTAATCATCATGGATCTCTTGAGGCTCAGTAGCCTTTGGAGGCACAAAGAATAAGTTAACACTCTGGCTCTGGCAGATCATGTCTTGGCGCATATGAGCATGTTCGATAACCCAGATTTGGTTTAACTCAGGGGCAGTCTTAAATACTTCTTTCTGCTCGTCAGTTAAAATGTCTAGATGTTGTACAGATCCTTCATGCGCTGCTATGTCTTTCCAAATCTTTTCGCGCTTCTCGGTATTCGGCTCAAGCTCATAAAGTATTTCATCAAGGTGCTTGTTCTTAACCTTGTAGCTGCCAGTAAGAGTCTTGTGTGTAAAGATGTTAGCCCTCGAAGGTTCTATAGAGGGGCTTGTGCCTCCACATATAATAGAACTAGAAGCATTAGGAGCAACAGCAAGTAGATGTGAGTTGCGCATCCCTGTTCCTGCCATGTCAGGTGCTTCGCCTCGAAGCTCAGCAAGCTCTTTAGAGGCCTCTACAGCTTTAGTCTTAATGTTTGTAAAAGCTTTATAGTTAAAAGAAGAAGCATACATGCTTTCAAAAGGAATGTTATGGCTTTGCAGGTAGCCGTGGAATCCCATTGCGCCTAGCCCTACTGCTCTTTCTCTGTAAGCTGAAAAGGCCGCTCGAGTAAATCCTTTGTTGTCTTCTTTAACATGCTTCTGGAAACGTGATGCACTTAAACTATTCTTTCCTAAAGACTCTACATCTACAGAGTAGCCGATAAAATGCTCAAGTATATTATCTAGCATTGTGATTAAGTCTTTAATGAACTCAGCATTATCGTGCCACTTGTCATAAGTTTCTAAGTTAACGCTAGACAAACAACACACTGCTGTACGCTCTGTGTCTGTAGGCAGTGTAATCTCAGAACAAAGATTGCTTTGGTTAATCTTTAATCCTAGATCCTTCTGCGTCTGAGGCAGGAACTCATTGCACCGATCAATGTTTACAATGTAAGGCTCACCTGTTTCAGCTCTAGTAGTTATTAAAGTCCACCAGAGATCACGGGCAGAAACAATCTTTACAGCTGTATTAGTCTTAGGATCGATTAACCTCCACTCCCCATCTTCCTTAACACGCTTAAGAAAAGCATCTGTAATGTTAACCCCATTGTGTAGGTTAAGACACTTGCGGTTTAAGTCACCGCCTGTAGTCTTGCGCATTGCAATGAACTCTTCAATCTCAGGATGACTAATATCCATGTAAGCAGCATAACTACCACGGCGAGTTACACCCTGATTGAATGCTAGCATCTGGCTATCAACTACATGCATAAAGGGGATAGAGCCAGTAGACTTACTACCGTTAGCAGTATCCACACCGTTGCTGCGAACACTACCCCAATATCCACCAATGCCTCCACCTCCACTAGCGAGCCATATGTTCTCATCATAATGAGAAGAGAGACCATGACGTGAATCAGAGACATAATTAAGAAAGCAACTGATAGGTAAGCCCCTACTGGTTCCCCCGTTACTAAGGATAGGAGTGCTAAACATGAACCACAAATCACTAGCATAATTGTAAAGTCGCTGTGCAAGAGAGAAGTCAGTAGTCCCCCTGTATGTTGCACCATAGATTGCAGCCCTTGCAAAAGCTTCTTGAGCATATTCTTCTCCTTGCCATAAGTAGCGGTCTTTTAATGTCTGTATGGCAAACTGGCCCAGTAACTGTTCTTTGTCATAATCTATTTTTAAACCTAAGTATTCTTGTGTGCCTTCTTTCATCGGTTGTTACCTTTAATTTCTACGTCTTGCTCAATTATAAAAGTAAGTAATTTTTTATCATACCATTCTGCTTTTCTAAGATCTTCCATGCCGTTCTTATAACGGAATCTCCAACGATACTTGAGTCCGTTACCACGTAGATAACCTATGAACTCCTCGGTGCTTAGCATTGCTTCCATAGCATCGATGCACTCTATGCCTCCAGTGTTGTAATGGCTAGGGTTGTTTACTGGATCGTTAGCTGTAGCTTTTATCTTATTGTTACCTGCCCATTTAGATGTCATTGAATCCCACTGATCTGGCGTTATGTTATCAATACTCATTACTCTACCTCTTTATTTATATCGTAGAATTCAATCTTAAACTTATCACTGTTCCTGTACTTCCTATCTATCCATTCATTAGGAAGAGAGTCCTCGCTGTACCATCTAAAGCCATTAGCGGATGCCCATTCACCATGACTTCTTTTAGTGCCATCTTTTCTTCTCTTAGCTTGTGGCATAGGAGCCGCAGGATTAGCAAACAAAAAGACTAACTCAGTGTTATCGTCAAGAACTTTATTAATCCAAATGTACTTATTGTATTCTGAGTAATCCCAGAACCTGCCTTTGGCTTCAATAAGAATAGTCTTGCCCTGAACCCTTCGAACAAAGTCAGGCTCATATGTATGATTAACAGTGTAGCTAATAAGCTCTGCTTTATGGTGCTTCCAGTTCTTTAGAAGCCCATTGTGTAGCTCATACTCCCAGTTAGAATCATAAGTAGCAGGTACATTTTTTTCTACAGGGCGTGGAACTCTCTTACGCCTTAACCCACTTCTTATTTTCTTTGCAGTAGCCATTAAAATTTCCCTGCTTTTAAGATTCTTTCTTCAGCTTGCTCTAGTCCAAACTTTTTAACTAGCCTTGTAAACCATCGATAAGAGTGGGGCATTAGGTGCATCTGCCTATCTGTCATGATGTGAGTCTGCTTTGGCATATAGTTTTTAAAGTTCTTTGAAGTATACTGCTCTGCCTCTTTATCCGTGACCAAAGTCTTTAGCCATGCTAAAGCTATCTTGTCTGCTAGTTGTCTGTGTGCCTTGGCTCGTTTACCATTCATAGCACTTCCTCCACGTTAGGTTCTTTGATTACTTGAGTGAAGTAGGTAACACCTTTAGAATACTTAAAGCCTCGCAACCCTTCCCCACTGTTAGCATCCTTGTGACACTCAAACTTATATGGGCAGTAGTTACAGTTCTTGTGTATCCTCATGTTTCCCTTAGTCCCTTCAGCTACGTCAGGGTAACACTTTTCTTCAGGAGGAGTCGCTCTTTTTAAAACTTTCTGAATGCTTTTAATCTTATTAGGCGAGTTAGGTTTATCAAGTTCTTCAGGTATGTGTAAGCATAACTCACCTGTCTCTTTGTTGATAACCAGAAAACCACCTTCATCTGTACCTTCTGCTTCTTCGTATCCGGCAAGCTGTGCTAGGTAACCAAAGGGATCATCCTCTGCTAAAGTCCCATACTTAAACTTTCTAAAAGCAAAAGAAGATGCAGTCTTTATATCAACTACCTGCCCATCAATCTTAGAATCCATATGGCCTTTAATTCCCGCTACTTCTATTTCTTTTTGCTCATCAGTAACGCTATGCCCTGAGCCTCGAACAAGCATTAACAAAACTTCTTCAAGCAAGTGACCATATAAAAACTTAATCATAGTGGTAGGTGTAACAGTGTTGCTTGTAGTTGACTTACTGTCGAACCAGATCTGACGAAGAGGCTTGCCGATATTAGACATCCTTAAATTAAAACCAACGTCACGTTTAGCAGGACGCGCCCAGTGGGTAAGTACTTCTTTTATACTCTCACCGAACTTATCTATCTCTTCATCTGTTAGAGGATAGGGAGTTCCTTCGCACAGCGGCTGTAAAGATGAGTAGATATCTTCTACTAATGTATTAAGTTTTTTCATCAGGGATTACCTTTCGTTGTTTGTCAGCATTAACTGCTTCTCGTATGTATCTCTTGGCTTTGTCTTTATCCATCTTAAACCATTCGTGTCTTTTCTCATGCTTTTCTTTTAGCCTAGAATGTATTTCTTTTTCTACATACATTCTGTTCTTGCTTTTTATTTTATACTCTAGCTTGTAGTCTCTAAAGGGGCTAGATGTTTGGAACTGCTTTAGTCTGTCCGTAGCATCTAATGCGCTACCAATCTTGTACCAACCCTTCCAAGCCTTGTTAGACACAATGTATATATGCCCCTCATTCTTGTTAGGGATTTTATCCTCTATTTCACTAAAGGCTACATCAGCAGTAGTGCTATATCTTCCCGGCTTGTGATAAGGTGCAGATTTAGATACATACTTAGCGCCAACAAACATCCTAGTTTTGTTTTTCTTTTGATGAGACTTTAACCTACGCCTACCATCAGCCTGTCCGTAGTACCACCACTCGCCATCTTCAAACTTATAGTTAGTGTGTTTCACTCCAGTTATCTCCTATCTGATATTCACCGTCCAGAGGACATTTAAGATTTAGCACATCACCTGCTTTCTTGATTGCTGCTACTCCTAGCTTACCTACTTCTTCGGCATGTAGCTCAGAAACTTCTACCTGCCATTCGTCATGGATGTTACCTACTATCTTAGCATTAAACTTCTTTATCTCTGCACTAAAGAATACTAGTGCTTGCTTCATTACAATAGCACCTGCTCCCTGTAACAAAGCATTGAGTGCTGAGTGCTGTGATCTAATAATAATTTTACGTCCATCTAGCCCTTTGAGGTAACCCTTTGCTGACGCTCTTTCCACTCTTCGGACAAGAGATCTAAATGCAGGTATATTATCGAGGAAAGATTCTCTAAGTCTCTTACCCTCGGCTTTATTTCCTCCAACCACTGACCCAAGCTTTCCATCTCCTGCTCCGTATATAAGTGCATAGATGAATGTTTTAGCCTGATTTCTTGATTGAAGTCCTGCTGCGTTTTGATTAGCTGTGTGAATATCTCCGTGGAGAATTTCATTTGTAAAGTCCTCGTCTTCTAAGTAGTGAGCTAACATTCTAAGCTCAAGTCCACTAGCGTCTATACCGACCAGTTTATGTTTAGGAGGAACTACCCAACAAGCTCTACATGCTTCGCCGTAGGGAGCATTACTGCTTGGCACTTGAGCCATGTTGGGGTTCCTGTGAGTCATGCGGCCTGTGATAGTACCGTTATGATTAACATAACCATGTACCCTGCCATCCTCTTCGTCCAGTTCTTTGAACCAAGAGTTAATCTGTGACACTCTCTTCTGAAGCATTAAGTACTCAGCAATCAATAAAGCTTCTGGTATATTCTTTATCTTGTTAAGTGTACCTTCATCTATGATTGGTTGACCAGTAGGTGTAAAGGTTTTAGGCTTCCACCCAAACTCTTTAAGGTACTCACCTATCTGCTTGCGGGAACCTAAGTTAAAAGGTATTAACTTAACTAAAGTAATAGTACCTTTATCCATCATTTCTTTATGTTCTTCAACTGACAGACGGACTTTCTTTCCTTCAAGGGTCTCTGCCATCTTACTCATCCTACCATCCTTAAGACGCTTAGGATATAACTTAGTCTCGATGCGCTTAGGTTTAAAAACCTTATGAACTTTTTCAACTATGTCTTCTACCTTTTCAGTAAGCTCAGCGAGTAATAGACTAGCGTGGCGTTGATCAAACAAGAAACCATAATCTTCTTGTTCTTTAAGCAGCACAGTTACCTGATGCTCAAGATTAATACTGTCGATAGAAAACCCTTTAGCTTCTTTGCGCAGAGCTTCATAGACTTTATAGTTTAAAAGCACATCGTTCTTACAGTACTGTAGCATCTCTGGTGTGTAGCTATCGAACTCATCGAACTCAGTCTTAGGAAAGTTAAGGCGGTAGCCCCAACTCTTTAGGCTGTGGTTTTCAGCACGAGTAGGATTGAACAACCTTGAAAGCACTAGAGTATCTATGATTCTTTTACTTGTAAGATCTACACCTGCTAGATTCTTAATAACAGGTATGTCGTAGTTAGCTATGTTGTGACCTATAAGCTTGTCAGCATTTAATAAAACTTCATAAGCTTTATCAAGCTCGTCCGGCCCGAAGGCCGAGGTCACTTGTGTGTCTACATCATGGGTAACAATACAAAATATTTCTTTAGGTCTGAGGCCATCTGTCTCCACATCGAAGACTAAATTCTTATTCATATTACTTCACCTAGTTCATCTTCTTCATGAGGGTCAACCTCATTGAGCCGCCCCGTGTTCCTATCATACAGCAAGTGTGCTGCCATGCCTACATCACCAGTGTACCTAGACTTAAGGACTCTAACACGAGTGGTATTAGCTTCTTCAGGGTCTTCTGATTGTTGGTTTCGTTCGAGTGCTAGTACACAGTCAGATAGCTGAGCGATACTCTGAGACCCTCGAAGGTGATTGAGTCCTACATTAATACCGTTCTCATGTCCCTGATTACCATCAACCCTACGCAGATGAGAGACTAAGATCATGCCTGCCCCTGTCTCTTCGACAATGCATCGTAGCCTATGCATCATGTTGTCCAGTACTCGCCTCTCATCGCCATCTGAAGAGCCACTAAGCAACATGTGAAGATGGTCAATCACAACCCACTTACAGTCACATCCTACAATCATAAAGCGAAGCTTAGAAAATATTTCATCTACATCAGTAGCACCAAAGTGTGCATGAACCCAAACCCTGTCGTTGTGAAACAGTTTGTGGTAGATTCTTTTCTCTTCTTGTTTGTCGAAGTCTTCTCTTACTGATTCAACATACAGCATCTTGTTAGCCTCGATAGACATAATGCCATCAAGAGTTCTAAGGTAATCTTCTTCGAGGGCTACAATGCCTACATTATCTTCTGTGTTGTTTATCAACCAGTGTTCGATCTCTCGAGTCACACTAGACTTTCCAAGCCCTGTGCCGCCAGTAAGAGTTACTAACTCACCACGCCTCATGCCTAGCAGCTTCTGATTAAGACCCTTCCAAGGATAAGGAATAGATTCTTTCTTCTCTCTGTTGGTGTACTTGTCATAAAGGTCTGCTGCGTTTAGTACGCCGCTTGGTGTGTAAGTCTTAGCCTCCCACCACAAACTAACGTAATCCTTCTGCCTATTAATCTTAAGCATATCGTTAGCATCTTTAACGTCCTCAGGGAACCCAATGATCTTAGCTTTTCCGGGTGATAGTAGCCTTGCCACTTTGACTGCTGCATCACGGCCCGGAGCATCATTATCAAAACTAATAATGATTGACTCGAACTTCTCGAGGAACTCTATAGATTCTTTGACATCTTTAACGGCACCTGCTGCGCCGTTCTTAAGACTTACGACAGGCCACTTTGACCCTAACATTTCGTAAGCTGCCATAGCATCACACTCACCTTCAGTAATAGTAATATACTTACCACCATCCCTGAACAACTGCTGACCAAATAAACCTGTGTCCTTGGAGCTACCTGTCCAAGTAAACAATTTATCTGTGGTGTTTCGAATCTTGTAGCCCGCTACCTCATTGATGTTGTAGTAGGGGTAAGAGTGGGAGACTATCTCGCTTTTAGTATTAAGCGAAGACTTTACTGCGTACTTCTTAGCAGTCTCTAGGGATATCTTGCGGTCAGTTAGGGCGTTGAACTCCCCATCAGAAGTGATAGCAGCGTTGTTCCTGTATGTTTGCATCTCTACAACAGGTGAACTCTGCATGCTAGGAGGGGCTTTATAGCTGTCTGAGCCTCCAGACACAGCTTTATAGTAGTTCGGTATACGTTCGGAGCAGCTAAAACAATAAGCTGAACCGTCCTCGTTAAGACCCACAGGGTCACTGCCACCACACTGCGGGCAGGGTAGTTTAGTTTTAACAAATGACATTTTATTGCTCCCAAAAAAGAGGGGGCTATTCGCCCCCAAGTACCGCCTCATCGGTTAGTAATGCATCTAAGGTATGTAATAAAGTATTAGCTGCATAGGTATAATACATAACCTCATTGTTAGCTTTCTCTATTTCATTTCTTAGATGTGCAAGATGGTCAAATACTTTTACTGCTTCTCCTCCTAAGAGGTCGATGTTGTACTCGACCCCGTTGGATTCGTATAGTCTTTTATTGTCACTCATAGTTCGTCCTCAAGCTCATCATCAAGTGAATCAAACTCATCACCTGCTTGACCTGAGTACTGTACAAGATCAATAATTTGCATAGCCATGAAGTCAAGACCATTGAAAGTCTGACCATTACGCTCACTAGTCCACTCTTTAAACTGAACCTTGACACGAGAGCCATTGCCAACCTGACAATCAACTTCGTTTTTAGAGCGATCATAAAGCTTAGGAGCATCTCGAATCATACCTCGAGGCCCATTAACTTTACGCTTGATGATAATGGCAGGGCCATCTTCAGTGGGCTTTACAGTAAACCCTCGAGTCTTGAAGTCTTCAGCAGTAGCCTCATCGACTACTAAGTTTACTGAGTATGTAGGTTCATAAGTTGTGTTAGGGGTCTTCACTGAAGCCCAATAAGCTGTTCCTTCTAGTACTGGCATAACATTTCCTCTAGTGGTTTTACATTTACTGTTGCTTGGTTCTTGTTAGAAATTATACTAACTAGGTTAACATCGTGTCAAGCGTTTTGTGCTAAAATTTTTCTATTATTTAAATGCTCTTGCCTCACCTCCTTTTTATTTTGACCTACATACTTAACAGCTAGATTAGCTTTAAGCAGCATGTCATTGATTGATAAACGGTTTTTAACAAAGACTGCACCAAGATATCTACCAAACTTATCTTTCTCTAAAGTTTGTAGCTCAAAGATTTTACCAATAGGTAAGTGTTGTTCAACAAAATTCTTAGCGATTAGTCCGTATTTCTTTTCTTCTTTATCTCTTGTCCTACACTCCGGGGTGTCTATCTGCCAGAGTCTAATTCGTTCATTGGTTTTCCATATCCCAAAGCCTAGGTCTATGTCTACGTCTATGGTGTCCCCATCAACGATTCTAGCTATACGGCAATTGTAAGTAAACATTAGTATTCCTTTTTCCAGTTAATGCCTTTTGTCTTACGACCCTTAGCCACTGCTTTATAGTGAGCATCAATGGACGCAGAGTGCCAGTACATCTCAGCAAGCTCACGCTTCATCTTAGATACAAGCATCTTGGTTACTATGCTTTTGCCGAACATAGGTTTAATAGTAGCCCACTTGCTGCCTATAGTAATCTCACAGTTACGCCACCCATCAAGATAGTACTCAGTAACAAACGTATCACCTCTCTTGGCGTTGACCAACTGATCTTTAATTAATAGATGTTGCTTCATTGTCTGTCACCTCTTTGACATCGTATACATAACTGTCAGCAAACTCAGTCTTATGAGTTCCAGATTCCCAAAACTCTTCATACATATCTGAAAATGTTTCTCGGGCTTCTTGTGCTGTTTCAGCTTCAACTGTAAAGTAATATACGACCTGCTCTATCTCAGTAACAATAAACTTTTTCATATTAAAACCTCTTCTCGGCAATATACTTAACAATCATAGCAGGCATTTCATCTTCTATCATTTTAAAGTTTCGTAACCTCCATATCTGCTGACGCTCAGCTTCGTTAGTGGCATCAGCAGAGACTTTACGCTCATAGAATATTAGAAACTTTTGGAACACAGGAGGAGGATCAACGCTCCATAAAGCCCACAGATAACACCATTGATCTTCTACTTTATCGTAAAACTCTTTGTGTCCTAGCATTTTATTTCTCCTAGGCTGCTAATTTATTTAAGAACTTCTGTACTTTATCAGCCCGCTTAGCCCTGATAGATGCAATATTAGGCTGTGCTGATACTCGTCCGGCATTAGAATGAGTAGACCAATCAGTAAGAGCATTATAAAAAGCCCACTTATTCTTACCCAACTTACGCTGATATCTGTGCCATGCAAGGAATAAGTAGTTAAAAGTAGAGTTTCGCTGCATCTCATGCAAGGAATAGTAAACTTTATCCTTGTCCATTCCAGCAATCTCTTTGATAAGGTCAGTAGCTTCTGAGTTATCCATAGGAGTATGATGCCACTCATGCCAGAGGTGCTGCTCATTCTCAAGTATTTTAACTGAGTTACCTACCACCGCAGCAGCATGTTGTATGTTTAACTTTCTGCTGTGCCTTGCTTTATAGACTGTACTAGCACCACTAGTAAATACCTGACCATTCATACAGGCTGTTTGCCTAGCACCTACTGATAATATAAAGGCAAAAGTACCATCATAACTATTGACACCCAAGAAGCTAAGGTGTGCTGTGTCTCCATCAGGAGTAGTGATCTCATGCTTTGGAAGCACATGAGTTATGTAGCACTTAGAACCTGTTGCATCAGTAACAATCTTCTCCTCAATGCCTTCGATATCTAGCCCACTTCGAGCGATAATTTGGCGTTGGTTGTCGATCATATCTTTGTGTTCAACTAACTGATAGTTAGCACCACAATAACCTAATACTGAACCGTTGTTTGGCCTAACAATTGCATACTTATCAGTCCTTACAGTTCTTTCTGAGCCATCAAAAGTTCCATTATGCTTGTAATACAAAGGACGTTTATCTACTTCAAAGTCTGCTGAGCCGTAACCTTGAGCGAACAAAGGGTTGATATGAGTTACTATGCTATTCATTTTCTTTCTCCTTTCTGGAATATTGAATTGCTATACACTGCTTTCTTAGGGTCAAACTGCTGCATACCACGAGGTATTTTGGTTATAACACCCCCACTGGCTAGGTATTTTCTAATCTGAACTGCTATTTCATCTCGCATTTCTTCTTTAATTTTTAATGTATCAGTCTTCATCATCATAATAATCCTCCTGATCTGCTAAATATTCGGCACGTTCACGATCTAAATCAGACTTATCTATATAGTCTTCTTCAAGCTTGTTTAAGTACCTGTCAAGGTCTACCATTACTGGATCTTTAGTCATTTTCTGAACCTCTTCTCGGTTATAGAAGACACTAGGCTGTTATAACCTCTGCCTCGGTCTCAATCCATACTTTAGCACCACAACTAAGGGGCTTATCAGGACTATAAATTATTTTACTGTCTCCTTTTACTGTTACTTCATTACACTTTATGTTTTCTTTATAGGTCTTTACAGTAAGTACTGGTAGAGCAGCTCCTTTAGCATTAGCTCTAATGTTATGTTGGTTCACATGAATTCGTGTTAGCATCTCGGCGGTCTCCAATAGTTTATAAAGATTTTTAAAGCCTTTCACTATCGTTAAAGGCTTTAAAAATCTTTTAAATTATATAATAATATTATTTAATAAGTTAATTGAATTAAGGTCTGCAAAGAAGTTAAGACTTCCTAACGCTGAAGCCCTTTGTTCTTTTGTAGAACCCTTTCGAGTTAAAGAACCTACTGCTCCATCTTCATCAAGAAACCTAAGATCTGTATCATCAAAGCTTACTAGTGGGATAGAGCTGTCCTCAATTTCTATAGTTTTAGGGATCTTAAATTCCCCTTTAGCTTCTTTAGTATTAAAAGCTATAGCTGTATTAAGACCAAGCTTTATAGCCTTTATAGTATCTTTAATACACCTTAAGTTATTAAAGCTTGCTGAGTAAGTGAGGTGGTAGTTAGGCAGATCATTCTCTATAACCCTTTTAAGATTCTTCGAATAATCGTAGAATTGCACATCAGGTAATGCCTTGATAACTCGTGACCAATCTAGATCTGACGTACCATTTAACCTGATTGCATACTTGTCAGTCTTATTCTTTTTAATCTCTTTGATTAACTGCCCCTCAAAGGCCTCAGAATCCCGTAGGAGAGCGATTGTCCTTCGATACATAGCTAACTGACCATTCGCCATAGCGAGCCTTCCTGAGGCTTCTAGGCAGTCCTCGTCGCATCCTGCTTTTTTAGCATGAGAACATATAGTTTTGATACTTACTGAATCAGCAGGCTTGAGGTACAAGATGCCAGTTTTATAGTTTAATTTTTTACCCTTGGCAATCTTTGTCGAGCTGTTGAACCCTAGCAAGGGCAAATCCTTGTCCATATACGGTTTGTTCAGCTTGTATATCTTTAAAGCTTTGGTTGTAATAAGCATTGTACACTCCAGTAATTAATATAATTAAAAGCCATAGCGCTATAATGACATTTGTTCTCGACATAACTTACCTCTCAGGTATTTATCTTGCCAATATTCATTATCAGGCTGAGCAAGAAGCACTCTTAACTCATGCCTATTCATTTTATCTGCAAACTGATACCAACCTATCTTGTTGTAATCGTTAAACAAATATGCAAACTCTTTATCTGCTGCCCAATCTTTCATAGCTTGTATACCTCTTTTTTAGCTGAAATATTATTTAACTCACATACTTCTAACATTGCTTCAGACGCTAACTTATTCTGAGAATAGTCTTCAGTAAGTAAAGGAACAGGGATGTAACACCCTGTTATATTGTAATAGGCCTTCTTAGACTTGATCATATAGTCTACAAAATCACGAGGGGCAGTAATAATAACACCTGCCCCGCCGAAGGCATGTCTAGGCTTACGCTTTGGGGATCTTGTTAAAGACTCATAAGCTGCTATGTACATTTCATTCCAAACTTCATCATAATTCATATGGCTAACTCATTTAAATTAGTTACTGTTACAGTGTAACCGAGCCGCTTAATCAGCCCGATGTCATCAGTAGTTAGTGTTTTATTCTTGCTAAGATAAGTAAATAGCTCTGAATTCATGCAAGCCGGACGAATAATCTTGCGACCATAAGAGTGATGTACTGTTACTTTGATATCTTTCATTAGTGTAGCTCCTGTGGGACGATAGTTAAGGTGTCGCTGAAGTAATCATGAAGTGTTCGAACAGCTATTTCATATAGCTGATCTTCGGTCATGGCTTCAACCAGTGTCATGAAATAAATATATTTAGCTTCTTCGATGTCATCTGCTTCAACAGATATAACCTTTTGACTTGCATCTTCATCGGCTGTAAAGTTATAAATTGCCATTTATTCATCCTCAATTAAAAACCATAGTATAATTATCATACTGAACAAGATCATTAGCGCAGTATTCATACTGACACCACTAAAACTTCGTCTTGCTTTGCAATGTCACGATGCCAGTTAGCTATAGTAGCTGCTAGATAAAAAGGCACAGGGTCATTATTAACTACTGTGCCATTGACAATAACATTATACATAACTAATCCATCCTCTGATGCGCTATGGCCTTGATGCCATGTTGATTTAAGACTTCAGCAAATGCTGAAGCCCATGCAAAGTTTTTAGCCATAGACTGCGTTCGAGCTTGGCTATAAACTGTGTAGCCGCCGTAATAACTGTCTCTTGTGCCAATGCCTATCTTCTTAAGATAAGTAATAAACTTGCCTCTAGCAGGTCTAATATTGACCCATCCAAAGCCACATGGCCCATCTTCGATGGTATAAACCTTCGAGCCATCTGTAATATACATTGGATCTGCTGTAGCCTCACTAGCTGATTTGGCTGCTTCGATTAACGCATCTGTCAAAATATCTTTAGGTAATGTCATTTTGGTTCCCTCTCGGTTTGGTGGTCTGTGCGGTGTAAAGCTTTCTAGCCCTTACACTTCTTGTAAGGGCTATAAAGGTTTATTTAGTTCTTTGAAATACATAATAACTGTGGCTGTGTCTTCCCGTAGGTAAACTGATGCCTACTTTAAACTTGCCAGTATATGTAATCTTATAAGGCGAATTAACTAAGTAATGCTGCTTGTAGACCAAAGTCCATAACGGGTTGAGCTTATACTTTAATACTTGAAACATTCTGAAACCTCCTAAGGGTGACTAAATCTAATCTTGCAGCAAAAGCTAGGCTCATCATTAAGATCATTAAACTCTGAGAAGAATGGGCCTTCGAAAGGCCAAGGCTCAAAGCCAAGATGATTATGCTTAGCTATTAAATTATGCATCCAAGCTTGGATAGTCATTAAATCTTCTAATCTATCTGGTTCGTGGCCTTCGGTCAGAAGCTCTATAGCCCATACAGGTAATACTACTGTAGTTGTATTTTTCATATTTAAAACTCCAGTGAAGCCCCCCGAAGGGGGCAGTTAACAGTTAGCCTCGGACAGCGAGGAGGATTTGTGCAAGGCCATCTTCGATGGATTCAATCTTCTGCATCTGTAGAACTGCTGTCTCTTCGAGGAAGGTAATTCTAGCATCTATGCCCTGATCAACTGCTTTAGCAGTAGGTGCTTTAGCCTTTGGAGCTGCTTTAGCAGCCTTAGCTTTCGGTGCTGCTTTAGCAGGTGCTTTCTTCTTTGGGGCTGCTTTAGCAGCTTTAGGCTCATCCTTGAGGCCGTCAGGCTTAACTAAGCCAACAATTACCTTCGGTAACTCGTTAGCGGCGAAGTACTCTTGAATCTTGCCATGAGTAATCCCTTCAGGATTTGTATGCATCAGGGTGGCAAATATACGCTTAGATACGATTTTCCACTTGACTCGAGGAATCTCATTAGCCTCTATGAACATAGAGGTGAACTTGTTGCTGACTGCCCAAATTTGCTTGCTTGAGGCGATTGCTGTTGCAGGAGTGTTATATGTAGTCATGTTATGTACCTTTGTGTTGTGATGTGATTTTTGTTGTCGCCGTCTTGGTGACGGTTTCCATTAAAGGCACAGGGTCGATTTGCCGTCAACTCCTTTCCCTTGCATTATGCGGTTGTGAAAGAGCGAGCGTAGCGGTGGGACTAACACCATCGAGTTGCTGTTGTCAAGGGTTTCCCTGCGCATTATGCGGTTGTGAAACACGGCGCATAGCACTTTGAGCCGGAACTGGTCAAGCTGTTTCCCTACGCATTATGCGGTTGTGAAACACCGCGAGTAACAGATCCGGTGGTCTTGGTCAAGCTCTTTCCCTGAGCATTATGCGGTTGTGAAAGACACGTGAGGAGGAGGATAAAAACGAGGAGATTTCTAGAGATCTTTATAGATCTCTAGAGTTTTCTTTAAACTCTCTAGAGAGTTTAGCAGGAAGGAGGTTAATGCTGTAGGTTCTTGAAACTATTAGTTTCAAGGGTCTCTAGAGTTTTACTCTAGAGGCTCTTTAGACTCTACGAGTCTCTGTAAACTTGAGGGGAAGCTCTACGAGCTTAGGGGTCTTAGGAATCTCTAGAGTTCTCTAAAGACTCTTGAGTCTTTAGAGTCCTCCCAAGAACTGGCTAGACTAAAGTCTAGGCTCTAGAGTCTCCCTAGTCTTTTAAGACTAGGGAGGGGGGGGCAGGAGGCCATAGGGGTACCCCATAGTATATACTAATGCTCATACATTTTGGAGGACTTTAGAGTGTTAACAAGCTTTGGGCGGGGGAATCTCTAGAGGTCTCGGTGCGTAACTAGTCCGTTTAAGGACTGTAAAGTAGTTAGGGCGGGTATTTAAAAGACTTAGGCGGGGTGAGTAAGATCTTTAAAGACCTTTAAAGAAGATCTTACTGTTACTTCACTATTATCTATATGTGACCCGGGGGGTCTCAAGAGTATTATACACTCTTTTTCACCATTTGTCAAGTATTAATTAGTTTCAAAAAGTACTTGACAAAAGAAAAGAAAGTATGTATAATACCACCATGAGCAATAAAAAAGAACTTACAATCAAACAGCAAGGTTTCTTGGAAGCACTAGTAGAAACGGGAGGTGATCCGAAGAAAGCTGCGGTACTCGCAGGGTATGCTGAGAATAGTCATTGGCAAGTTGTCAAATCACTCAAACATGAAATAATCGATTTAGCCTCTAACATCTTAGCACAATCCGCACCACAGGCAGCAATGAAGCTTGTAGAAGTAATGCACTCAGATGCACCTATTCCTCAAGCTAATCTCCGTCTACAAGCAGCCCAGACAATCCTAGACCGTACAGGCTTAGGAAAACAAGATAAGCTAGAAGTCAATAACAATGTAAGTGGTGGGTTATTCATTATTCCTGCCAAGGCTACATATGAGGCGAACTAGCAGCACAATACCTTTTGGCTATAAACTCTCCAAAGACCCTCATTACTTGGAGCCAGTACCAGAAGAGCAGGAAGAACTAGAACACATTAAAGATCTAGTAAAATCTAAAGCCCTCTCGCTTAGAGATGGAGCAGATTGGTTATCCTTCTCTACAGGTCGTACTCTCAGTCATGTTGGACTAAAGAAGATAATAGACAAAGATGCAAGAAGATTGGCAGAAGAATCCAGAGAACTACCTAACGAATGAAGACGGAAGTTTTGTCCTCAAGAAAGACGGTACTCCGAAGAAGAAAACTGGGAGGCCAAAGGGTTCTAAAGGAAGAGGCTACAACTTCCACTCTGAGACTAAAGCTAAACTTGCAGCAAAGAAATCTCTACGAGAAAAAGCAAGAAAAGCAGAAAAGCTTAGGGTAAAGCTCCATCAAGAGCGTGAAAAGCTTAATGCCGCTAAAGAAACTCTAGGAAAGCTCGATAAGCCTAATAGCAATAAGCTTATAACAGAAGATATTCTTGAAAGTGTTCCTAAGGCTCTGCGCGAAGAAGCTAACGACAATGTTATCTTTAGGCCTAATCCCGGCCCTCAGACGGACTTCTTAGCAGCCCCTGAGACGGACGTACTGTACGGTGGAGCAGCAGGGGGTGGTAAGTCCTATGCGATGCTCATAGACCCCCTCAGATATGCTCATAGGGCCGCTCACAGGGCTTTGATCATTAGACGGTCAATGCCAGAGCTAAGAGAGATTATAGACAAGAGCAGGGAGTTATATCCGCAGGCCTTTCCCGGCTCTAAGTACAAAGAAGTAGAAAAGCTCTGGACGTTCCCTAGTGGGGCTAAAATAGAGTTTGGGTTCTTGGAACGAGATGCAGATGTCTACCGTTACCAAGGTCAAGCATATTCTTGGATAGGCTTTGACGAGATTACTCACCTGCCAACTGAGTTTGCTTGGAATTACCTCGCATCTCGATTGCGTACTACAGACCCGGAAATACAGACGTACATGCGCTGTACTGCTAACCCTGGAGGCTCAGGGGCGCATTGGGTAAAGAAGAGATACATAGAGCCTAGTGAGCCTAATGAACCTTTTACAGGTCATGATGGTCTAAGCCGTAAGTTCATACCTGCTAGGTTAGATGATAATCCCTACTTAGCACAAGATGGACGTTACGAGCAGATGCTAAAAGCCCTGCCCGAAGTGCAGCGTAGACAGTTGCTAGAAGGTAACTGGGATGTAGCTGAAGGAGCAGCCTTTACAGAGTTTGATCCTTTTGCACACGTTACAATCCCTTTCGAGATCCCTATAGGGTGGGAAAGGGTTAAAGGCATTGAC